TTACTTGCGTGGCACAGGTCGTTGCCTTTCAGCACCGCAAGCACGTGCATTGTTCGGTGTTAAGAATCTCCGTGCCCGTATGAGCGATTTGCGCCAATGCGGTTACAAGGTTCGCACAGCAACCAATACAGAAGGAAATACTACGTATTTTGTTTCACGTAGAATGATTGGACAGGCTTAAGCCTTATAAATAAACGTATCTCAGGGATGGGAACGTAATCGGCTCTTCTACCTTAGGAGCGTCTAACGCTGGTACAACGATATGGTACCCCTGTATTCAGTAAGCAGGACTAATGATATGCCTTAGGGGTATCAAATTTTATTTTAACTCGCTTAATAAGGAGCAAACTATGCTAATGTATGCAAACATGGCTATTGACGCCATTCAGTCTGGTAAAACCGCTTGGTTGACCCAATATGTTCAAGACAAATCTGTCCGTGAACCTCTCCAACAATTTGTAAATGCTCAAACTGAGTTTACTAAACAAATCGCTAAAACGTTTTGGGAAGTAACTGGTTCTGCAACACAAGCCGCTGTTGCTAAAGTATTCACAGCTAAGTAAGGAGAACAATATGGGACACACATCAATTCCCGCCCTCTTTGGCGGTCCAGGTTTTAAAGACATTGATAAATTCTTTGTTGGTTTCGATGAGCAATTCAATCGACTGGCAAAAATACATGATGACGTTACTAAAAACATTCCTAACTATCCACCATACAACATTCGCAAGACTAGTGACAACACTTATGTCATTGAAATTGCTGTTGCTGGTTTCGGTAAACAAGAAATCGATATCACTCTAGAAGACAATAAACTTGTTGTCTCTGGTAATACAAAAGATGATGCAGATAATTTCTTGTTCAAAGGAATCGCCAATCGTGCATTCACTCGCACTTTTGCACTTGATGACCAAATCGAAATTCAAGATGCCGCTTTGATTAACGGTATGTTGAAGATTGCTTTGGAACGAATCATTCCAGAACACAAAAAGCCTAAGAAGATTGAAGTTAAGGATACAGTTGACGCTGAACCTAAAACTAAAAAATCATCTAAGCAATTCTTGACTGAGGATGATCTATGAAATCAATAAAAAAATTCTTCATGGCATTGCTTGAAGGAATTCAAGATGCAAAAAAATATAAGAGTAACGCTAACGGATATGCTGAAAAGCAAAAATCATAATATGATAGCCGATTTATTAACACTTTTCAGATGGAAGAGAAATGGATGGGAAGTACATCCATGCGTAACAAATTGGTGGCCTGTTAGTGATGAAGAATGGGAACGTCAAAACTTTCCAGAGCGTTTTAAATAAACCAAGGGGGCGCAATGCCCCCTTTTTAATTGTGGAGATATTATGAACGGTGAACTTAAAATTTTAAAATTGTCAACTGGTGAAGAAATTGTTGGCAATGTTCTAGAACGTCTTGGACTTGCATATCGAATTGAAAACCCATGTGTTCTCGCTATCGGTATGAACTCTCAAGGTAAAGCATCTTTGCAAATGCAACCAATGCTTATTTTCTCTGAACAAAAAGTGGTAGAGATTAATCGTGCTAACATAATCTATGAGGTTACAGTTGCGCCCGAGATTGAAAACAAGTATAATGAGATTTATGGTTCAGGAATTGTCCTGCCAAAGAAACAAGGCATTATTACTTAATGAAATTTTACACGCATTTTTCTAGATTCGGCAATCAAATTCTTGTACGTGGATACAACAACGGCAAGAGATTTAGCGATAAGGTCGAATACAATCCCGTTCTGTATTTGCAATCTAATAACAGAAATGATGAATATCGAACACTGGATGGACAAGCTGTCTCTGCTGTCGCACAAGGTTCAATGCGTGATGCTACGGAATTTTTGAAGAGGTATGAAGATGTTGATAACTTCAAAATTTATGGCTCTACAAACTTTCCGTATGTCTACATCAATGAAGCGTATCCAGGTAAAGTAGATTACGATCCATCTCAAATTAAAATTGCTAACATCGATATCGAGGTTGGTTCTGAGAATGGCTTCCCTGAACCTGCGTCTGCAAGCGAACCAATTACTGCAATCACATTTAAGATTGCAGGACACTTCTACGTGTTTGGCTGTGGTGACTTCAATAACTATCGTGATGACGTAACGTACATGAAGTGCCGTGATGAAAACAATCTCATCATGCGGTTCATCGAAATGTGGGAAGAAACATCTCCAGACATTGTGACTGGTTGGAACATTCAGTTCTTTGATATTCCATATCTGAACAATCGTATCACAAAACTCATGGGCGAAAATACTGCAAAGCGTTTGTCTCCATGGCGTAAAATTGGTGAACGTACAACTACGATTCACAACAAACAACAAACCGCATTCGACTTGGTTGGTATTGCTATTCTTGATTACATTGAATTGTACAAGAAGTTTACTTACTCACAGCAAGAAAGTTTCAGTCTTAATCACATTGCGTTCCTTGAACTCGGTGAGAAGAAACTCGACTACTCTGAAGTTGAGAACTTGCATCAGTTGTACCGAACAAACTTTCAAAAGTTTATTGAGTATAACATCCATGACGTTGAACTTGTAGATCGTATTGATGCTAAGATGCAATTGATTGACATGGCACTTGCGCTTGCATATGACGCCAAAGTTAATTACACCGATGTGTTCACGCAAGTACGCATGTGGGATACTTTGATTCACAATGAATTGATTGAACAAAAGATTGTTGTTCCACAAAACGTTCGTACACATAAAGACGAACAGTATGCTGGCGCTTATGTTAAAGACCCAATCGTTGGTATGCACGAATGGGTTGTATCGTTTGACTTAAACTCATTGTATCCACACTTGATTATGCAGTACAATGTTTCACCTGAAACAATCGTTGAAGGTCGACACACAAGTGTTAGCATTGATGGTTTGTTGGGTGGTGACTATCAAGCGTCTACTCAATATTGCATGGCAGCCAATGGGCATTACTTCAAGCGTGACAAGCAAGGCTTCTTGCCTGCTATGATGCAACGCATGTATGACGATAGGTCGTTGTACAAAAAGAAGATGATTGAAGCACAGAAGGCATACGAAAAAGAAACAGACAAAGAACGTAAACGTGAACTGACTAATCAGATTTCAAAATACAAGAATTTGCAACTTGCAAAGAAAGTACAGTTGAACTCTGCTTATGGCGCACTTGGTAATCAATATTTTAGGTTCTTTGACATTAGACAAGCAGAGGCAATTACTCTGTCTGGTCAGTTGTCCATTCGATGGATTGAAATGAAGTTGAATGGTTACCTAAACAAACTATTGAAAACTAAAGGTGTTGATTATGTCATTGCATCGGATACGGACTCGGTATATGTTAATCTTGGTCCGCTTGTTAATATGGTCTACGGATCGCAAACTGAAACGAAAGTTGAAACGATTGTTGATTTCGTCAACAAAGCATGTATCGAAAAATTCGAACCATTCATCGACAAGTCATATCAAGAACTAGCAGACTACATGAATGCATTTGACCAAAAGATGCAGATGAAGCGTGAGGTCATTGCGAACAAAGGCATCTGGACTGCAAAGAAGCGTTACATTCTAAACGTGTATGATTCTGAAGGCGTTCGTTTCGCAGAACCAAAGTTGAAGATGATGGGCATCGAAGCTGTGAAGTCTTCCACGCCAATGTCATGTCGTGAGAAGATTAAAGAGTCTCTAAAGATTGTGATGAATGGCAATCAGCAAGAGTTTCAGGACTTTGTTGAAAACTTCAAACAAGAATTTAAAACACTACCATTCGAAGACATTGCATTTCCTAGAGGTGTTAGTGAGTTGTCTAAATATAAAAGTAATTCGGAACTTTATGTCAAAGGCACACCAATTCATGTACGTGGTGCAATTCTATTCAATTCATTGCTTGAGAAGCATAAGCTGACTAGAAAGTATCAACTGATTCAAGATGGTGATAAAACTAAATTCTGCTACATGAAAGTTCCAAACCCTGTTCAAGAAAACGTGTTTTCTATTCTGAGTGTTCTTCCAAAAGAATTCAATCTGAATAAGTTTATCGATTACGATTTACAGTTTGAGAAAGCATATCTTGAGCCGTTAAAAACAATCGTAAACACTATCGGCTGGACGCCAGAACGTGTTTCATCATTGGAGAGTTTTTTCGCATGAGACAAATACCACCAGAGTACTTAGCATTTAGACAGCAGGACGATTTTGGATTTAGTGCTATCGATGAGTCTGACGTAAATCGTTCTGTTGATCCAAACACATTAGAAGAGACTGTAGTTGTTAGAGAGTCAATCGTACAATCCTCTGAAGCATTACAAAGAGTTGAAGATAAACTCGATGAAATGTTATCGCTCTACAATCAAGGAAAACTTGGACTCGAAGCAGAGAGAGATAAAATGGAAGTCGAAGTTAAATCAAGTCTAAAAGAACTAGAACAATTAATAGTTCCTCTGCTTGTCAATCTAATGAAGGATCCAGATAAAGAATATATCTACTGGCCCAATCGTAAAGAAAAAATACAAGAGCAAATTGACAAAGTGCTTTCTTTGACTAGAGGGTAAAATGCTTTTTGCTTTGATTACTTTGTTATGTGCTTTATCTTTATCAGCTATTGCCGCATACTATTCTGTTATTGGATTGATGGCTATCTTTGCGGCTAGCCCAATCCCAATTGCAATCATGGGCGGCGCACTTGAGTTATCTAAACTTGTTGCCGCATCATGGGCATATAAGAATTGGTCAGTCGCACCAAGACTTCTAAAATATTATTTTGCTGTTGCGGTTGTGATTCTAATGTTCATCACATCATTAGGAATTTTTGGATATCTTTCAAAAGCGCATAGTGACCAGAATCTTGTTAGTGGAGATGTACAGGCGCAGATTGCACTTATTGATGAGAAGATTAAAATTGAAAAGGACAATATAGATGTCAATCGCAAAACGCTCAAACAGATGGATGAGGCGGTGGACCAAATTATGGTTCGCTCAACAAATGAAAAGGGTGCAGAAAAAGCGGCAAGTTTACGCAAAACCCAACAGGCGGAACGTAGTCGTTTACTTAAAGAAATCGAAGCATATAACAAACGGGTTTCAACTCTTAATGAAGAAAGGGCTCCTATTGCCGCAGAAATTCGTAAGGTGGAAGCAGAGGTTGGTCCGTTAAAGTACATCGCATCTATGATGTATGATGATATAGATTCAAACATACTAGACAAAGCTGTTCGTTTCGTTATCATTCTTTTAGTTCTTGTGTTTGACCCAATGGCAGTATTGCTTGTTATTGCCGCAAACTTTTCTATGCGTCAACTTGCCAAAAGCAAAGACGATAAGATGAATATGGGTGTGACTACAGTAGGTCCTATTCCGATGAATAAAGACGAACTCAATAGAGTCACAGTAATGAATTGACATAGATAATTCTATGTGTTATAATGTAATTTAACTTGAGGAGATATTATGAGTAATTTTTTTACAGATTTAGTTGACCAACTGAAAGATGAAGACACAAAGATTTTATCTGAGGGTGGTGCATCCGCTGAGTATAGTGGATGTATTGATACAGGTTCATATGCATTGAATGCTGTTCTGTCTGGTAGCATCTATGGTGGTGTGCCTAACAACAAAGTGACTGCATTCGCTGGTGAATCGTCAACTGGTAAAACATTCTTTGTTCTTGGTATTGTTAAACAATTCCTTGACGCAAATCCTGAAGGCGGTGTTATCTACTTTGATACTGAAGCCGCTGTCACTAAGCATATGATGGAATCACGTGGTGTTGATACTAAGCGTGTTGTTATTTCTGAACCAGATACAATTCAGAAGTTTCGTCATACTGCATTGCAAATCATTGAGAAGTATCAAGCGCAACCAGAAGCGAAGCGCAAGCCAATGATGATGGTTCTTGATTCTCTTGGTCAGTTGTCTTCTACTAAAGAAATGGAAGATACTGCTGAAGGCAAAGAGACTAAAGACATGACTAAGAGTGCTATTCTCAAAGCAACATTCCGTGTATTGAACTTGAAACTTGCTAAGATTGGTGTTCCACTAATCGTAACCAATCACGTGTATGACGTTGTTGGTGCGTATATTCCAACTAAAGAAATGTCTGGTGGTTCTGGTCTGAAGTACACAGCATCAACAATCGTTTACTTGTCTAAGCGTAAAGACAAAGATGGTACTGAAGTTATCGGTAATATCGTTCGTGCTAAGTTGCATAAGTCACGTTTGACAAAAGAGAATTCGCAAGTTGAAGTGAAGATTACATATAGCAAAGGTCTCGACAGATACTTTGGTCTGCTTGATATTGCAGAGAAGTATGGCATCATTAAGAAAGTCTCTACTCGCTACGAATTGTCTAATGGCGTCAAAGTGTTTGGTAAGAACATCAATGAAGAACCAGAAAAGTATTTCACTAAAGAAATCTTGGATCAGATTGACGAAGCATGTAAGAAAGAATTCTTGTATGGACAAGATAGCGTTGGTGTCGAAGACGAAGAATTGTTGGACGAAATTGAATGAATTTAAATTTTGATACGGATGATATTATCGTATTAGATGATATCATCGATACTGTTGACAGCAATAAAATACACGAACTGTTTTTGAATACAGAATTTCCTTGGTATTTTATGCAGTCAACAGTAACTCAAAAAACCAACGAATTAGTATCAGATGAAAATACATACGACTCTCCACAATTGGTATCGTTGATGTATGCGGATTACGAGCCAATATCAAAACATTGGCAATTATGTAACTTAGATTTTTTGTCGCATGAAGTATCGAGAAGACTTGGATATAAATTATTTTATAAAAGAGTTAAGGCAAACTTATTATTGAATAATAATAACACATCGAATCAACATTTGCCTGCACATGTAGACAATGAATCGCAGGATCATTTGGTGATGATTTACTTTGTGAATACTACAGATTCCCCAACAACAATTTTTAAGAATACATCTAAACCTTGGATGATAGAAACACAAATTGAATCTAAACAGGGAAGAATTGTAATTTTTTCAGGTAAAAAATATCATGCAGGAATGAATCCAATAAAAAGTCCATACAGAATTCTTATAAACTTTAACATCACACATATGGAAAAAATATATGAAAATCAATGAAACCTACGAATTGACTGAACGTGATATCAAGTATAGAGATAAAGATGTTGTTGCAAGTATCAAAATCAATGCTGGAGATTATCAAGGGGTAGAGTTTCATTTCGGTGAACTTAATTTTGCCGATGATGAAAATCCTGATGGAACGTATACAATGGGCTTCAGTTATGATATACTGAGTGAAGAACATATGAGCCTAAAAGGCAATAAAACGTTCGAATCATATCTCGGTGAGATTTTAAACGATCTCTTAAGAAACGCACTAGAAGAAGCAGAGAAAAGGTACAAAGATGAACTTGGAACAGAAAATACTAAAACATCTTTTGATAGATGAGGAATACACACGAAAGACTTTACCCTTTATTAAAAGCGAGTATTTTCAAGAATCTTCTGAAAAACTATTGTTTGAAGAAATTCGAAACTATGTAAATAAGTATAATGCAATGCCAACTAAAGAGGCATTGACAATTGAGGTCGATAAGAAAGTAAATCTTACCGATGACCAACACAAGAAAACAATTTCACTCATTAAAGAAATTACAATTGATATTGAAATTTCTGACACTAAGTGGTTGATTGATGCAACAGAAAGTTTTTGTCAAGAGAAAGCAATCTACAATGGCATCATGCAAAGCATCCAAATTCTCGACAATAAAACTGGACATGAGAAATTGGATAAAGGTTCAATCCCAACAATTCTAGCAGATGCGCTTTCAGTTTCTTTTGATAATCACGTTGGTCACGATTTTATTGATGACGCAGAGACACGATATGACTTCTATCATAAAGTTGAAAAACGAATCCCATTCGATCTCGACTACTTGAACAGAATCACTAAAGGCGGGCTTGCAGAAAAATCTTTGAACATTGTTCTTGCCGGCACTGGTGTTGGTAAATCTTTGTTCATGTGTCATTGTGCGGCAGCCAATCTGACAATGGGTAAGAACGTTCTCTACATCACAATGGAGATGGCTGAAGAACGTATCGCAGAACGTATTGATGCAAACTTGTTGAATGTTGAACTCGACAGACTTGTTGGTATGCCAAAAGAAACTTACTTGAAGAAAGTTGCAAGCCTGCGTGAGAAGACAAAAGGCAAGTTAATCATCAAAGAATATCCTACTGCCAGCGCCAGCGTATCGCACTTCAATCACTTGTTGAACGAACTGAAATTAAAACGTCAATTCATTCCAGATATCATTTACATTGACTATCTGAACATTTGTTCTTCTGCACGTATGAAGATGGGTGCTTCTATTAATTCATACACATACATTAAAGCTATCGCAGAAGAATTGCGTGGACTTGCAGTTGAACATAAAGTGCCAATCGTTTCAGCTACACAAACTACACGTAGTGGTTACAGCAATTCAGACGTTGGACTTGAAGATACTTCCGAATCGTTTGGTCTACCAGCAACAGCAGACTTGATGTTTGCTTTGATTTCTACTGAAGAACTTGCAGAGTTGAATCAGATTATGGTCAAGCAGTTGAAGAATCGATACAGCGATCCAACAACAAACAAACGTTTTGTGATTGGCGTTGATAGAGCAAAAATGAAACTGTATGATGCAGAAGAGTCAGCGCAAACTAACATATCCGATAGTGGACAGGAAGACGATGCACCAATTTTTGACAAGTCGGACTTCGGCAAACGCATGAAATCCGACAGGGATTTTAGCAAACTAAAGGTTTAAAGCGATTCTGAACACCTCGGTATTCTAAATATCGTTGTAAATACGCAACAATTGCCACTTGACATAGCCCTCATTCTGCGGTACAATAGAGTATTCGTTGATAGGAGCAAACTATGAATAAAGTGGCAATTGAGCGATTGGTCAAAGAAATGTCTCAGAGTGACATTGAAGTGCTATTGGCAGTCCTCGAAGTTGAATTGAAAGAACGTTATTATGCTGAGAACCCCTCGCCGGATTCTTTATATGATGCCGTTTATATGCCCGAAGAAAAATTTCTAGAATTAGAAACATTTTCAGAAGGAATTCATTAAAGGAAACAATATGAAACTTATTCTCAGAACAAAGGGT